CCGGCGAGGACCTTCACCTCGAGCTCTGCATGTGCGTCCGTCGAGGCGATACGAACCATCTTGGTCATAGCCTCGCGGATTGGCGCAGGAAGAAGAGACTCCATTGCTTATTCTAGAGCTAGGTTCTGTTTAGTCCGTTTTTGACTGCCATGTAAACGACTTGCGCTGGAGCGTGTCTGTCTCCATTCGCTTCCGCTGATCGGCGTAAAAAGAGACCATTCGGTCGAGCTCTGTCAGGCATTCGAGCGGGAGAGCGTCGGATGCAACGAGAACGCCGGTCTGGGTCTTGGTATAGCTGGTTGTATAGCGTTTGATGACGTCGAAGAGCTGTGCATGTTCCTGTGTGTCGAGGGCCTCAATGGTGTCCCGGAGGCGTTCAAGCTGTGCCCGGTTCATTTGTAGTTCCCCCTCCATTCGGTCTCAGTCGCTTCCTCCGCGCAGAGCCTTCGGTTGTCTTGGTACTCGCAAGGTCGACCGTGACCACACGCTTCGCATCGGCTCCGTCGGCGTCCACCGGCGCGGCAATCAGAGGGGGGAGCGTGTCGTCCGTCTCATCTGTCGCAGTCTTCGGAGCTTCGGGGCGGATGAGGGAGCGAAGGGTTGCAAGCACCACAATCGCCTCGTCTCCCTGCTGGAAGCGAGAGCCGACGACCTCAATCTCGACCTCCTGACCCTCTGCGGCTTCCTCGAACTCTCCATTCCCAATGTGAAGGTCGCGGGGAAGGAGGATCTTCAGGGGCGAGAGCTCAGCGTGAAGTCCAATCTTGCTCTTGAGGACGACAGGGACGCGGAAGTGCTGTCCAGGGTGGGGGAGGCAGACGTCCGCCTGGAACTTGACGACATAATCGAGACCGCCACGGATAAGGTTCATGCGACCGAGTGAATGCTCCACGACGGTAATGCTCTTCCGCATGAGATAGCCCTCGGAGACACACCGTCCCTCGTGTTGGTGACGCAGTTGGGCGAGAAGACTGGCCTCAATATTCCGTTTCAGGTCCTTCGCGTGGAGGTGCACGTTTCGAACAAGCTCTCGGCGTTCCACAAGCGGGTCCATTGGGTCTCGTCTGTATCTTTACTGAGGGTTCGTTTTCTTAAATTCGGCGGTAAATCGTTTGCGAAGAGCAGGGTCTCCGTAGAGAACCGAAAGCTCCTGAGGAGTCAGCCACACGCAATTCGTCTGCTCCCGGGCGAGCAGCTCAGCATAGGTGCAGATGTCCGGAACCTTCGTGACAGTGGGGGGAATCCCAACGCCTCGGGAATCAACGACCTTGGCGAAGGCGAGCATCACATCGCGAGGATGCGCACCCGTCCCGCACGTCGTCGGCAAGAAGGTCTTGGAAGCCGGGTCGTACGACCGGACCACCTTGTCATCGCTCGTCTTGCGAAGTTTGCTGATCGTCAGCTTCCCTTCCGGGTTGACAGAGGCAAAGATCGTGTTCCGGGCAATGATCTCGGAGAACTTCAGCGCCAGTGCATCCGTCCAGGCGTCCACCTGGGTCTTCTCCTCGCCGATTGGAAGCTCATCCGGGTCATAGCGTCCGTAGCCGAGGACGATGATTTCGGTGCCCGGCACTCGAATCCTGTCGTCGAACGGAAGGTCCCCTGGGCTCGTCCGAAGATACGACCGAAGCTCGGGCTCGGTGAGGCCATGGTCGACGATATACCCGTTCAGCACCTGAGGCGAGAACCGCGTGAGCGCATCTCCTGGAAGCTTCAGCTCTGCCCGCTTGAGGGCGAGAAGGTCCGGTGCAACCTCGACCACGGGCGCAACAGACTTCGTGCTCTCGGGAAGTGGAATGACACCCGGACGAACCCGAGGCATCGTGCGAGACCGCAGGGTTCCATCAATCGTCAGATGGGTCTTGCCATCCGAGTCCAGCACGGGCGTCAACGTATAGAGGTCGCCCTTGGACTCGAGAATCGACTGCCGGTCAAAGGCATCCGTGAAGCGACGTCCAGTGTCGATGGCCTGCTGAATCGTATAGAGACGCACCTTCCGGTCCGACCGACCGAGCGCGGTCAGAAGAGACTCCTTGTCCCAGATGGGCTTGTCCTGGAGCAGACGCGCCAGCTGGTCCAGCAGTTCATCGCGAACATCGAGGATGGCGGACAGCGGACGCACATGGGTCGGGTCGGGAGTGCTACGGGAGGGCGCACACTCGGTCGGCTGGTCGCGAAGGAATGTCGGAGGAAGCATCTGGTTCAGCGAATACTCAACCGGAACCCGTCCCTCGGACTGTGTCTGCTTGATCTTGAAGTCCTCATCCAGCCAGTCGGGAGGGAGCACAACTCGCAGGGGACAATCCATCGCAGCTCGTTCGAGAACACCCCGGACTCGCGCAATCTTCTCCGCCTTGGCTTCGACCTTCGTGCGATAGGTGTATTCGTCATAGCACTCTGTCCGATTGGGTGTCCGCGTGACGTGAAGGTAGACCGTGCAATTCTGCTTGTCTGGCGTGAGAAGCGTATGACTGCAGGTACGAAGACTGCGCCCGATGACCTGCTCAATCCGACTCATATTCCACCAGGGGTCGAGGATATGCGCCTGCCGGACACAGCGGAAGTCCACACCCTCTGCAACAAGAGGACTCGAGATGATGACGCGAATCTTGGCTCCCTCGCGATTGGACTCACTCCGGGCCTGACTCACCAGCTTCGCGATCTGCTTCTCCGACCGGCTGGACGTGAGGAGTGCATACGACCCCTTGGAGGGACCCTTGTAGGCCGGGTTGGCCAGCAGCGCTGGACCCGAGACCGGTCCGTAGCCATGCTCTTCCAGCGCCATCGCAAAGAGTTCAGCGCCCATCTTGACGTAATTCGAATAGACGAAGACGATTCCCTCTCCGGTCTCGATGCTCTTGATGACCCGGGCAAACTTCGCCGAATGCTGGGCCAGGGTGTCGGGTCCAAGAAACGGCTCCCCGACATACGCGAACTGCGTGCCCTGCAGACGAAACGTCGCTTCGAAGGCTGCATTGTTCGGCAGAACCGCAACGGTCGGCAGCATAAGAAGACGGCGCTTCTCGTCGTCATCTTGTCCCTTCTCCTTCTGAAGGACTGCGGCCTGGACTCCAGACGCCTCACTCTCGACGAGCGACAGGACCTGAAGTCCCCGCGTATACCGTTCACCTGTCCAGGTCAATTCGAGGTCCGGGGTCGACGACGGAGGAGGGGGAAGACGAAAGGGAAACGTGAACGGACTATCGCCCTTGACGTACGAGACGTAGTCCTGGCACAGACGTTCAAAGAGCTCTCGCTTGCCTTCCTTGAGGTTGGCAGCGGCATCGAAGAAGTCGGAGGCCACAAGCGCCCGAGCTGCATTCTCCGGACGACGGTCGTTCCAGAGGAAGAGGTTGAAATAGAGCAGAATTTCGTCATAGGACTCATACATCGGTGTCGCCGTGAGGAGGACCAAAATCAGACCGTCGGCATACTTGACGAGCTTCTCAACGGAGGCCGTGATGGCCTTCTCTGTTCCAACGTCTGCCTTCGGGCGAATGTTATGGGCCTCGTCGATGATGAGGAGACGGTTGCTGTAGGTCTCGCGAACCCACTCCTTGAAGGCTGCTCCGCTCAACTGACTCTCCATCTCGTTAATCTGGTTGCCGAAGGAGGCATACGCCGTGAAGTCATAGAACTCGGAGATCATGCGGTCGGCAATCTTCTCGAGACGGTCGCGGGTCTGGGCATCGGCCCAGTTCTTGGGGTCCTGCTCGATGCGCTGGAGCATCTCGAGGTAGCGACGACCGGTGCACTGCTTGGACTCCAGAAGCCCCGCAGAGTTGACCTTGACACGAGACATATCGAAGAGCTGGTCGCGAAAGGTCTCCTGGACGGCCGCCGAGGCGACGATGAGGACTTTCTGGTCCTGAAACTCGGGGCGAAGGATGTATTCCTCGGCCACCTGAATCGCGGTACAGGTCTTGCCCGTTCCGGTTCCGTGGACGACGAGGACATTGCGCGTCGGAGCGTCAGGAGACAGGACACGACGCAGAAAGCGCTGATGGGATTGGAGCGTAAAGCTTCCCTGGGAGGAGGAACAGGATTTGTTCCGAAGGTCCCAAAGATTGGCGTCCGTGGCTGGCGGGAACGACGTGGGGGTCAATTCTGCCAGTTCAGGGAGGGTCAGGTTCACCATTATGTGTTCGGTCTACAAAAATCGGTCAGACCCGCCACGTGGTCTCGACGCACCAGAGCGGAGCTGCATCCTGATCCGCCCACTGGATTCGCGAGACAATCTTGCCCGCCACACCGGACGGGAAGATAGACCACGAGGACTCATTGTACAGTGTGTCGGTGAGCTTGGGGCAGGTTGTCTGCGTGCAGAGCGGGTCCACGGTCGGCGTCAGAGGGATTCCGCTGAGCGAAATCGAATAGGTCGCAGTTCCATCCGTGACGGGCGTTCCGGGAATCGTATAGGCAATCCAGAGACTGACGTTATCGCCCGCAACAGGGTTGGTGGGCTGGCTGTCGAAGCCAAGGAGGGTTGCGCGACCTGTGCCACAGGACTTGATGGCTGCGAAGGCAATGAGGGTCTTGAGCATTTCTTGGTGGACGCTGGTTCGCTCAAAGCCAGTCAGGGCGCTTGCCCATCGTGAACTTGAAGCCGCCTCTCGATACATATCCCGATTCGCTATCTCCTTGCTGGAGGGACGCGACCCCCGGACCAACACTTCCAAGAAGTGTCGCTTCTGAGTCTGGACCCACACCAGACGCCGCTGCCGGAGCCGGAGCCGCTGCCGGAGCCGGAGCCGGAGCCGCTGCCGGAGCCCCTGTCATCGAAAGCCGCCGAATAACTGCGCCTTCAGGCCCGCTAGAAGGAGTATTACTACCAGAATCTGCCACTCGCACACCCTGTCCTGGTCTAGTCGCGGTAGCACTCAAGCTCAAGTTAGAGCGAGCATCAGCAGGATTAAGTGGACTGTTGAATCCTTGCCCCTGCCCAGTCCCCTGTGCACTAGGGGACCGCGGTGCAGTTGACACAGTCAGCGATTGAGCCAGAGGAGGAGCAGGAGCAGGAGCACGAGCAGGAGGCAGAGGACCGGACATCCGATCTGCAGGGGTCATACGAAGAATCGGTCCACTCGGGCTATCTGGCTGAGGGGGCGTGTATCCGACCTTGTCCCCAAGCCATTGGTCGAAGGCCTCGAGGACCTCCCGCACCTTGGCGCCCTCAAATGTACCCATAGGAATCTCCGCAATAATGTCGAACGCGAGATTGTCGGTGGTGGCTGCATGGGTTTCAAATACGTTGAAAAGTCCATCCGACGCCTGCTTCGATGTAACATCTATTGCGACAGCCTTCATTGCACTACCGAAGAGGGTCTCAAATGCCTTCTCTTTGACGCGGTCGAACACATATTGCGAAATCAGATCGTCTGCATCTGCCGCGCCTCCGCGTTGATGACGATACGTCCCGCGGCGCTGGGCGTGCGTCCGCCGTCGTCCTCCTTTTGATGGCCCTCCTTCGAGTCGAGTTGCGACCCTCTTCCTTTGGTCGGGGGTCAGCCGGGTCCACAAGAACCGCTCTGCCTGTGCGGGTGCCAGATTGACGACACGATTGAGAAGTCCCCGAACAAAGTGCGACATGAGTTGATTGGATGTGAACTTCTTTGCGTTGAGCTTGGTAAGAAAAAGGCGCATATCGGCTTGGATTGCGGCAACAAGGTCATCCTCGGTGCCGATCCCTTTCTCATGTAGCCACGCCTGCTTGGGACTGAAGCTTTCGTAGTGTTTTGATTCACGGATCGCGATCACCAATCCTCGGATGGCAACCGGATCAAATGTAAACGTGACGTGTTTCGATGCGTCGACCGATGGCAGAATAAACGGAATGTCGCTTTTGAGCTGGTTGCATCGTTGGTGCGACCATCCATACTCAAACCTCAACAACTGCATATAGTCGGCGTATCGGGTCGGATCAAGCATCGTCAAATACGCCGCAAGGTTCCGATCGTACAATCCAGTCAACAAAAGCGCAGGAAGAAGGGGGAGCTTGTGTTCACATGGAATGAGCTCGGTCCCCGCAAGGGTAACTCGGCACAACCAACAATCCTTGCCAGTGGAAGGGCCAATCACATCACTGCACTGGCGGTTTGGGTCCTCAAACTCAAAGAAGTCGCGAATGTTCGGCCTCTTTGCGCTTGGCGGACTAAACATCGTCGCAAGGTTCTCCCGAAGGTCCTTTCCAAACAGCATGTCGCACACGAACGAGAGCTTCTTCGTAAAGATGTCCGTGAGTGAGATCCCTGCGAAGTCCCGCGATCCCTCGCTAAGTTCAGCATCGGTCAACATCAAAATAGGATAGAGGTTCTCGGAGGCTGCATTGTAGATGCCAACTCGGCTCCTGGCATTCATCGCCTTGAGGGCTTGGAGGCCTGACCCGGGGCTGACACCAGCTGCGGCTGTTTCGGCCGCGGCTGCTGCGGCAGCTGCTTTCCGTTGTGCAAACGCAGCCTTGCGTCGGGCGGTCCGCTCTTCCTCCAACCTCCGGAGCTCGGCTTCCTCTTCATTAAGACGTTGCTGATAGTTTCCTGCGTTCAGCCGCCGTCTTTTTCTGGACCACTCCGATGGGTCTTTTGTCAGGGTAGCAGAGTCCGGGACAACTGGGACAGCCGCTGCAGCCGCAGCCGGGAGAACATCGTCCTCTAACTCTTGCGCCATCCTAGACACGTCCTCTCTCGCCAATGCTTTCGCCTGATACGCAGCAGCAGACCCGCGCTCTCCCTCGGCAGGCGCCGGAGCCGTCGCAGCTGCCCTACCCATGCCGTCATCACCGGCATCCGAAGATGCAGTATTGTTCTGTCCAAAAAGAGGCCCACCCACGCCAGGAGGGAACAACAACCCCGGAGGCGCCTCTTGCCCTGCGCCAGGGTTAATCTTTGGCATACTCATTACTCCTCCCCCCGAAACGATTTCACTTACCACGCCATGAGGATATCCTCGAGACGGCACTCGCCCGGCTCCAGCTTCTCCAGGCGGGTATTCACCTGCTCCAGCGCCTCAGCCTCCAGGTCCAGCTCCTCATCTGCTCCCTCAGGGAGCTTCGTCTCATCGACCAGGATGTCCACAAAGCCCGTCCCACAGGGAGGCTTCTGCCCGAACATGATGTTCGCACTGACACCCCGCATGGAATCCCGGTCGGCCCACGTGGCCGCCTCGAACATCGTCTTACTGGTCTCCTCAAACGAGGACTTCGCAAGCACGCCCGTCTCATTCTTCTTCATGCCGAACCGGTTGACCGGAACGATGCGCCCGCTGAAGGTCATCGTATCCACCAGCACCGCGAGGTGGTGGAAGTTCACCTTCTCCGAGCTGAAGACCTCATTGATTTCCTCGTACACGCAGAGACGCGCCGCCTCAATCCCCAGGACCTCATTGACCTCGTGGATGTCGTTCGAGAAGGTCCGCGTTGCATCCACACCCTCCACCACCGCCAGCTCGTAGAGGTTCGTGCCCTCCACGTCCAGCACATACTGGTCCACCTGCGCATAGCCGCCCGTCGCCTCCTGGTAGACCACCTCGTTCTTGACCGAGCGCATGTGCACCCGGCCGATGCCCGTGACACCCGTGAGCTTGGTCTCGAGAATCTTGTCCTCGAGGAAACGAAGCTGGAGGGGATTCTTGACAGCCGCAGGGTCGAAGGAGATACGCAGGACAAGGTTCTTCGCAGCAGTGTCGCTGTGACGGCACTCGATAATCTTGAGACTCGCATCACCCATCAGCGCACTCTGAATCTGGACGAGGTCCATGATGTTCCGCGCACCCATCTCCAGGTCATTCAGCTCCAGACGCAGGATCCACGGGCTGGCACTGCACGCATTCTGGGGGTCCAGACTGAACGCCTCGTAGGCCTGGAGAAGCTCACGGTCCTCGTCCAGCACCGTCTCCGTCGACAGCGGGTAGGGGTCATAGAAGAGCTTCACGCGCTTCGTGATGTCCCGCAGCGTCGTCCGCTGGATGGTCTGCATCAGCTTAATCGCTTCGTTCTGGTTCGTCTGGGTGTCCTGCCGCATGTAGACGGTGTTGCTCGGGCGCTTCGGGTTCGACGTCGCATCCAGGAGCTCGTTAATCCGCGGGACTCCTGAGGTTGCGTTCGCCTTGGCGGTGCCCGCAGAGTGGAAGGTGTTCAGGGTCAGCTGAGTCGTCGGCTCCCCGATGGACTGGGCTGCGAGGGCCCCCACCATCTCTCCTGCGTGGACCATCGACTTCACATAGCGGAAGCGGATGTCCCGCATGACCTCATCGAACATCTCCTCGGAGAGACGCATCGCCACAATCGACTTGCGCGGCGCAAGGTAGAAGCGCAGCAGGCAGTGGAAGACCTTGTTGTGCGGGAACTCCTGGACGAAGGCTCCAATGGCCGCCACGACGTGCTCGGGCGTCAGATTGGTCTTGGTCGAGTAGGGATTCGCGTACTTGGAGAGCAGGCGCTTCAGGTGCACCGGAGCCTGGACCATGTCACTCTTGCGGTAGCGGAAGACGTCCTTCACGAGCATCTCACGGTCCGCCAGGAGCTCAGGAACCAGGTCCGGAACCTCGCCCTCGACAGAGCTCGTCAGGAAGCGATTGACGTCCTCGGCCGTGAGCGCGAAGTCGCGGTAGATGGCCTCCAGCGTCATCAGCGCAAGCTCGCAGGGCTGACCCTCCACAGACACGCAGTCAATTCCATCGTCGCCGTACTGAAACTGGATGATGCTTCCCGTGACGTTGCGCACCGTCCCATCGTACTCCATGTGCTGGTCCTCCATCGTCTTCATGAGACGGCGCTGAATGTACCCCGTATCGGAGGTCTTGACCGCCGTGTCAATGAGACCCTCACGACCGGCCATGGCGTGGAAGAAGAACTCCGCGGGCATGAGGCCGTCGACGAAGGAGTGCTGGACGAAGCCACGGCTCTCCACACCGTCATCGTAGCGCGCGAAGTGAGGCAGGGTACGGTCCTGGAGGGTGTACTGGACACGGCGACCCTCGATGAGCTGCTGTCCCAGGGCTGCCACCATCTGCGTAATGTTCTGGTCACCGCCCTTGGAGCCGGAATCGACCATCTGGACGATGCGGTTCACGGCCTCTCCCTCCTTGGTCTTCTTCATGCTCTCAATCACCTCCTTATTGATTTTCGCCGCGACATCCTTCATGGCACTCGAGATGTCGTCCTCCAGCTTCTCGCCGTCCGAGGTGCCCGAGACGTTCTTGTAGCGACCGCTGTGGACATTGGAGAGGATGGTCGCCACAGACTCCCGTCCCTCCTTGATCTTCTCATTCACGAAGGTCAACGTCTCGGCGTTCGCGATGAGGTCGGACGTGCCCACGCTGAAGCCCGTGTAGAGATTGAACTGGGTGACGATGGCCTGGATGTCATTGATGAGCTGACCTGCACGCTCGGGGCTGAAGTCGGTGTAGAGAACGTGGACCAGTCCAGAGGTCGCGGACTTCTTCAGGACACCCGAGGTCAGGCGCCCATTCTCCAGCGTGATTCCGCCCCCGCTGTAGTTCATCGGAGGGAAGGCGCACGAGATGAGTTCAGCGCCCGTCCAGGGACCATTCTTGCGGACGAAGGGACGCTTGATGCGCGCCAGGATGTTCATCGCAATCGGCTCGGGAACCATCACGCCAGGCTGGGAGATGCGGTAGGCGCCCGTCATCGTGTCCTGGAAGAGCTGGATGATCGGGGAGTTGGTACGAGGGCTGATGATGTTCCGCAGCACCGACGCGAGGAACCGAAGCTCGGTCGCGGCCGAGATGCTCTGCGGGACGTGCATGTTCATCTCATCTCCATCGAAATCGGCGTTGTAGGGACGAGTCGCAGAGACGTTCAGGCGGAACGTACTCCCCGGCAGAACACGCACGCGGTGGGCCTCCATCGACGCCTTGTGGAGCGAGGGCTGGCGGTTGAAGAGAACGATGTCGCCGTCGATGAGGTGGCGGTGGACGATGTCCCCCTCGCGGAGGTCAATCGTGTCCGGATTGACGTAGCCCAGACGGAAGTTCGTGCGGTCCCGCTTGAGGTAGACGTCCTTCGCACCCGGATAGGCCGTCGGGCCGTTGCGGACGTAGCCCAGGAGTCGCTCGCGATTGTAGGGATTGACCGTCTCCGGGAAGGTCAGATTCATCGCAATCTCCTCCGGAACACCGAGCTCGTCGAGGTCGATGGTCGCATCCGGCGTGATGACCGTACGAGCCGAGAAGTCAACGCGCTTGCCCATGAGGTTTCCGCGCACACGACCAGTCTTCGCTCCGAAGCGAGACTTGAGGGTCTTGAGTGGGCGACCGGACCGCTGCTGCGTCGGCGGAAGGCCCTTGATGTCATTGTCCACATAGGTCGCCACGGCGTACTGGAGAAGCGCCGTCAGCTTATCAATCATCTCCGAGGCGTCGTTCTTGTCGATGCGCTCGCGGACCCGGTCATTCGCGCGGATGATGGAGATAAGCTGGTGCGTCAGGTCATCCTCCATGCGCTGGTGGTCATCCATCACGACCGAGGGGCGAACGGTCAGAGGCGGCACGGCGAGCACCGTGCAGATCATCCACTCCGGGCGAGCGAACTTGGGAGTGAATCCGAGCTCCTCGCAGTCGGTGTCTGTAATCCGCTGGAAGGCACGGAGAACAAGCTCGACTTGCAGCGGAACAGGAGCAGGGGCAGGCTGACCCTTGGGTGTGGGGAGAAGACCCTCGAGGGACGCGGCCTTGCCAACCACCTTCGCGACCTTCGCAAAGGTGGGGGTCGCGCAGTGTGGACATGCAGGGGGATGATTGTCGTTCTCGCGGTGCCACTTGAACTTTGCGCCTCCAGGAAGGTCTCCCGGAGCCGGTCCATCGGAGAGCCGCTTGGAGCACGAGAGACAGATGAGGTTGCAAAGCTTCTCGGCAGTCTCAAAGAATTGGTAGAGATACACAGGCCGAGCGAGCGAAATGTGTCCAAAGTGACCGGGGCACAGCTGGTTCGTCTGCTTGCACGTGGGGCAGACCTTGCCATTCTCTATCACTCCGAACCGTGCGTCAAAGACCCCGTTGGGGACAGGCTTGTCGCTCTGATACGTCTTGTCGGTCGTGACCTCGACGACGGACCGCTTGCGGATGTCCTCGGGGTTGGAAATGCCGAACTGAACGCTGACGATTGTATCCCCCATAGTGTGTATCTCTTACTCTCCTGTGTAGATTCTTCCGTTTTCTCTCTATCGCGGTTCCAGTAATGAAGCCGATCGCCGATTGGATTCGCGACCAGACCCCGGGCTGGACGGATGACGCCCGCTACACCCTCGTCTCGCGCATTCATTCGTGGGGACCTCCGGTCTGTCTGCTGCTCTTCGTCTTCACCGACAACCTGGCGATTCGCTTCCTCACGCTGTGTCTCGTTGTGACGACGCTTCTGTCCGAGCTCATGCTTCGGGATTGTCTCGTCACGCTGGTCGAACGCGAGTTCTCGGACTCGACCTGGGACGATCTCTTTCAATGGGGCATTCGCCAGACAGGCTGGGAATTGACGCGCCCCGAAAAGATGGCGCTGAATATCGGATTGAATTCTGGGTTTCTCATCTTGATTGTGCTCATGCTCCTCCGCGAGAGTGTCCTCTGGATGGTCGGGATTACAGGACTCGCGGTTAGTGCGATCCCAGCTCTAGGCTTACTTTCCAGAGTTCATCCCCCTCTAGAAATCGTTGAACAGCTTGGTCGTCAAATCCCTTCGCTTCCAGTTTCGCCATGAGCTTCTCGAAGTCCTCACCCCGCTTCTGCACGAACAGGTTCCACTGCCGAATGGGTGTGACCTGAATCCAGTCGACAACCGCCATCGCAAGCAGCTCGGAATCGCGAGGCTCGATGTCGTACTGCTTCTCGCTGTCCTTAAAGTCCCGCACAAGTTGCGCCCAGTGATCCAACAGGAGGCTCGGCATTACTTGGGGAGGACAAAATCCTCGAAGCCTTTTAAATCCATGGCCGTCCGCTTGGGGGACTTCTGGAGCGCTTCGAGGTGCCGTTGAAGTCCTGCGGGGTATTTCGGAGACTTCGGCGGCGGTTTGGGCGGAATGTACGTCAGCATCAACTCGAAGACGTCAGGAGGGAGTCGATCGTACGCCGCCTGGATGAACTCCCAGGACATTCCGCTATCTGTTCGGGAGATTAAGTTCCAACTGCGGTTTCAGGACGCAGCGAGCCCGTGCTGTTCCCGCCGAGGATGAGCTTCGTCCCATCCGGGGTGATTGCAATCCCATAGCGGAACCCCGCCGCGGGGTCCGACGGAGATTCCCAATACGCCCCGCCATCTTGGGTGATATACAGTGCGGGATACGACTCCGCGACAAAGGCGAATTTGTTCCCGTTAATGGAGGTCGCAGTTTGATAGACGGCCAGGTTTGTAGCGATGGCACTTCCCGTCCATGTTGTTCCGAAATCTGTGCTCGTGTAAAGACTCGCGGTGGCCGGGAACGCAGTCGCCGATGCACAGATCAAGCTTCCATCCGAGGACCCCGAGATGTGCGTCCACCTCCGCGAGGTTCCGCGAAGTGTCCAGTTCGTTCCCCCATCGACCGACACCCAGAGGAACCCTCCATCAGACTGTCCGCCAACCAGGACTCGACCGTTGTCCGAGAGATAGACTGCGCCCCACCGGATGGGACTTCCACCCGTCGTCTGGGCCGTCCACGAGTCTCCTCCGTCCTCCGAGAGATACAAACTCCCGTTGGCCTGGGCTGCAAGCACAATCGTCCCGTCGTAATTGCATTGAATCCGAGTCCAGTCCGAGAAGGGAGCATTCGCCATGGCAATCCAATTCGTGCCGGCGTCCGTGGATTTGTAGAGATAGGTCGTCGTTCCGGTGATGTCGCGGACGACGGCACAATACATCACGGTGGGGTTCGACCGAGCGATGTAGATTTGGCCCGTCTCTTGCGGCGTGTTCAATCCTCCCAACTGCTGTCTCCAGGTCGCACCCCCGTCATCTGAGGTATAGGGACCACCCGACGCCATCACACACACCGCATTTGTTCCCGTATCGTCAACAGAGATGCGAGAGTACGTCAGAGCAGGAGCCGTCGTTTGCTCCGTCCACGTATACGTCAGGGTCGAGGCATCGTCATAGGTCCCGCCAAAGAACTCTGGACTCTCGAGTGGGGTAATGAGATAGCGAAGATCTGCGAGGACGCTGTAGCTCGTCGACCCACTTTGATTGCGAATCCCAACATTGTAGTACCAATTCGGCTGCACAAAGGACACTCCGACACCCGTGAGAGCAATCGGAGGTTGCGTCAGTCCGTCGTTCGACAGCGTCGAGACTCCGAGGAGGAGTGGAGTCCTCGCACCCCGCAGGTTAAAATTGGACAACACAATCGGGGCATAGAGCGCCGCCGTTCCTCCCGCACTCACCGACGACATGAGTCCCGTCATGTGATAAATCGCAGTTCCAAAGAGAGTTCCGAGCTGGAAATTCGGTCCCGTGGGCCCTGGCTGACCATAGGCAGTCGGTCCGGTCGGTCCGGTTGGTCCCGTGGCTCCGGTGGGTCCCGTCATTCCGGTCGGACCTGTGCTCGTCGGTCCAGTGTCTCCCGTCGGACCCGTGGGACCCGTGACACCAGTGTCTCCAGTCGGTCCTGTCTGCGTGTCTCCCGTCGGACCCGTCGGACCTGTGGCCGCAGTCGGTCCCGTGGTTCCACTTGGCCCTGTCTCCTCTCCTGCCGGTCCTGTCTGCGTGGGTCCCGTGGGTCCTGTGTCCCCCCTGTATCCGACTCCGATGTAGCCAGTCCATCCGGTCGGACCAAGGACTCCCAGATAGCCCGTTCCTCCGCCGAGACCGGTCCATCCTGTGGGACCTGTGAGTCCAGTTGGACCTGTCAATCCAGTCGGCCCTCTCGGTCCTGTGGTTGACGTTGCCTTCCCTTGCGGTCCCGGGACTTGCGGACCAGAGACGCCAGTTGGGCCTGTAAACCCAGTCGCTCCGGTGGCTCCGGTGGGGCCCCGCGTCCCCGTCCGACCGGTATACCCTGTGTCTCCCGTGGTTCCTGTGTCTCCCGTTGCGCCTGTTGCACCCGTGGGCGCAGTTGGACCCTGAGGACCCGGCATACCCGTCCGACCTGTCTGACCATCCGGTCCCGTTGCTCCTGTGGGCGTGACTCCTCCTGAAACACCCATGGGACCCGCTGCAGCTCCAACAATGATGACTCCCATTGGCCCGGTCGGCCCCGAAAGACCTGTCGGTCCAACTTGTCCCGCCGGACCCGTCGGCCCTGTCGGCCCTGTGACACCTGTGGCTCCCGTTGGGGCAAGCCCTCCAGACGGACCGGTGGGTCCTGTGGTTCCAGTGGGTCCGGGTTGACGGGGTCCAAGCGGCCCCTGGGATCCCGTCGGGCCTTGAGCTTGGCACTCATTGACGATGTAGGTACACGACTCGCGCCGCGGACTATACGACGGCAGCATACGTCTCCTTATGCATTGTACGTATAAAACACGACAAAGGTCGCAGACGTAGGACCAACGAGGGCAATCGCACCCATATAGATCGTAATCACTCCGCCCACGCTGTCTAGATAGATATAACTCACAGCGGCTGCGGTTCCCGTCTGTTGCCGAAAGCCTGTGAGCCAGTACATCGGACTCGAGGCCGTCGAAACGCTCGTGGACGTGGCCGCATTCGAGGTTGTCGACACCGACAGTCCTGCGAAGGTCAATGCAGCTGTTCCCACTCGAACCGAGGCTCCCCCCGTGAATCCCGTCGGTCCCGTCGGACCACTCGCTCCTGTCATCCCCGTCGGTCCGGTCATTCCTGTCGGCCCTGTCTCCCCGGTCGGACCCGTGGGACCCGTCTCTCCGGTCGGTCCGGTCGGTCCTGTCTCTCCGGTCGGTCCGGTCGGTCCGGTGTTTCCCGTGGGTCCAGTCGCTCCCGTGTCTCCGGTCGGACCCGTGTCTCCGGTCGCCCCAGTGTCTCCCGTAGCTCCGGTGGGGCCTGACGACCCCGTGGGTCCTGTGTCTCCCGTGTCTCCTGTGGGTCCCGTGTCTCCCTTCGGCCCCGTGATTCCTGTCGGACCTGTGCGCCCCGTCGGTCCCGAGGGTCCTGTCGGTCCAACCCCTCCCGGCGGGCCTGTGACACCTGTCGGACCGAGGAGTCCGCGGTCTCCGACGGGACCAATCTCTCCGGTCTGACCCCGCTGACCATCTGCACCCGTTGGCCCTGTCTCTCCGGTCGGTCCTGTCGCACCCGTGTCTCCGGTAACGCCTTGGACTCCAACCGGTCCCGTGGCTCCCGTCGGACCCGAGGGACCTGTCATCCCCCGAAGCCCTGTCGGACCGATGGCCCCTGTTGCGCCGGTGAGGTCTGCATTTCCAGGAACTCCGGTCGCACCTGTCGGACCGGTTGGACCTGTGACTCCCGTTGCACCGGTATTGGTCGCCGTCCCGTCAAGGCCGGTCGGACCTGTCGGCCCCGTCGCGCCTGTGAGTCCGGTTGGGCCGGTCACCCCAGCTGTTCCTTGCGGTCCCGTCGCGCCCGTCTGCCCAGTGGGTCCCGTGCGACCCGTCGGTCCCGAGGGTCCTGTTGTCGTCGCTGTACCGGGAATCCCCGTCGCACCTGGTACGCCTGTCGGACCTGTGACTCCTGTCGCGCCCGGGGAGCCCGTGGGCCCGGTTGCGCCCGCCGGCCCAAAGCAGGGAGCGGGTGCGCAGTATTGCAGCCCAACGCCTGGAATGTAGGTCGTCAGCATCTCTTGTTCACTTCGCTTCAAAGTTTTATAGACAGGTAAACAAATGGACGCTTCTGGTGAACTCGTGGACGCTTCTGGTACGAGCATGGACGCTTCTGGTACGAGCATGGACGCTTCTGGAAACGGGATGTATACTCCCAGTGCGCCTGCACCTCCCCCGCAGATTACGCTCGCGGACATTCTCGCGGCAAGCGAGGTCGTCACGCAGAAGGAAGCCCAGGATAAGGCTGCGCTGGAGTCGATCGGGACCATCTCGTTCGAGACGCTCCGGGTGACTCTGATTCAGTGGGCGAAGGCTGGCTTTCCGAATGCCTCGCCGCTGTACTCGGTTGCGATTACGCCGCCCGAGACGTGCAGTGACGGTGTCAAGCGGACTCTGTCAGACTACGTGTCGTTTGTGAGTGGAAAGACGATGGCTGAACTCATCGCGCCGCTCCAGGCGCGCTGCCCCGAGTTCGTGGTGTCGTTTGCGACGACGGGTCCTGAGATTCTCATCGTGGTCTCTAGGGCTTAATGGCCTTGTAGGGATGGGTCGACGTCGGCAGATTCGCTTGAAGTCCCCACTTCCACGCGAGGTAGCCTTCTACTTGCTGACGTTGCGTGTCCGTGAGTGTGTTGGAGAAGACGATGAATTCGGAGAGGTAGAAGCGGCCCTGAATTGTTGCACCCGACGGCGGTCCGTCTCCTCCAAGGAAAAAGGTGCTCGGAGTGATTGTATTGGACGCAATGGTTCCCGAAGAGACCGAGGTACTGCCGTTGATGGAATACCTCGTGTTTGCGCCACCTCCAGTGAACTCTACGAATGACACATACGGTGTTCCATAGGTTAGAGCAATCCGATTGTTGTTGTGTCCGACCCAGGTCACGTAGGGCTGAATATCAGGTGTCCCGTTCCATCCGCGAACCCCAGGAGCTCTGTCTTGCTCTGCAGTCCAGGCCCACGCCCAGAAGATGTTGTTGTACGGCGAGAAGACGATGGGAGTGAAGACCTTGAGGACAGTGACGGAGGAGGAGAACGGCACAGTCCCCGTCATCCATGCATTCGAAGACCCACCATCACTATTGAAATAGACAACGGGGTTCCCATCCACAGTGATCCGAGTCAGCCGATCGGCCGTCCCGGCTCGTGTGAAATTCCGCCCATTGCCACTCTTATCCCGCCATTGCGTGACGTTCGAGCCTGAGAGGGTGAATGTCGTCGCGTCCGCTGCATCCAACCACAATGTACATCCGGATATCTGGGTGGGGAGAATCATGGGCGGTCCAAATCGGCTGGGGTGGTTCAGCCCACCGAGGCTGCCCCGCAGTCCCCACTTCTCGGCGAGATAGCCTTCGATGCGCTGGCGCTGTGATGTGGAGAGCACTTGGTTATACACAAGCACTTCATTCATCCTCCCATTGTAAAACTCATCCGTGATGCTGTTAATGCGGTATGCGCCAAGCATGACGGTTCCCGTACCCGATATCGCAGGAGAGCTCGCATTTGATCCTGTCTGAGAGCCGTTGAGATAGATAAAACTATTGCCCCCGCTGATATACGTAACTCCGTATAAAAATGGAGTATTCTGGGTAACAGTCCCGCCCGTCATTATACTTGTCCCACCAAACCGCGTAACAAATTGCGTGTAGTTGTTTGACATGATAACCTGAATTCCATTGTCGATGGATGTGCCAGCTACACCAAGGATATCCATATACGAACTCGTGGCCGCAGAGGCAACGACAAATATCGTTTGGGTTGTCATTGCAGAATTCAATGGTGTCGTCATCGCTTGCGACCCGGTAAATACGATACTGTTCGATGAACGCGTGAGTGTGCCAGCCGCGGTGGTCGCGTTGTTCCCATTCCCACTCTTATCCGCCCACGCGGTCACATTGCTCCCCGACAGGGTCACTGTCGTCGCGTCCGCAGCATCCAGCCAGAGCGAACACCCCGGAATCTGCGTCGGGGTAAACGCCGGAGTCAAGGCACGCTTCATCTGCAGCCAGGAGGTTGTAGGCGACGCGAGTGACGTGTTAATTCCCCACTTCCACGCGAGGTAGCCTTCCATCTGTTGGCGCTGGAGTGTGGTGAGTGTATTGGAGAACAGAATCAACTCCGAAAGCGCTCCAGACCATGGCGCCCATCCAGTGTATGCGGCACCGACGGAGATGATGGTTCCGTTTGCGGTTACATTCGCAGGCGTTCCTGCCATCGTCGCAGGACTCCCGTTTCTCCAGACCAACGTATTTGACCCATTGAACGCGACCGTATACATGCGACGACCGGTCTGTGGTGTCAATGTCGACCAGAACTCATTGGCCGGCCAGCCCCCTCCCGTCCCCAGCGCCAAGTCCGCATATCCACCACTGTAGACAGGGACAGGAGCATTGATAGTTCCATACTCATTTCCGTTGAATGAAAGCAACCACTCGTTCGTCGTTGTGCTCGTGGTGGAATAGACAGCAAAGACCGTGGTCTGCGTTGTCATCGTATAGGATCCCTGAAATCGCGCCGACCCGTTAAACTGAACTTGGTTTGATACGTATGTGGGAGCTGTGTTGCAAAGTGAAAGCGTGGTCAACCCGGTCTTGTCCCTCCACGCCGTGACATTGCTCCCCGACAGGGTCAATGTCGTCGTGTCTGCGGCATCCAGCCAGAGTGAACACCCTGGTATCTGACTCGGGAGAACCACGGCGGGACCAAACCTGTAGGGATGCGAGACTCCGCCCATGCTCCCGCGCAGACCCCATTTGTCCGCGAGATAGGATTCGACTTGCTGGCGCTGCGTCGTCGAGAGGGCTCCCGTGTAACAGATACACTCGCAAATTGTACCGGCACTCGATGTCCCGGTATTCGCATTCCGCATTCCAATTTGGAAGGGTCGTGACGCAAGATTTAGCGTCGTCGACTGACTGGACATCAGGGTTCCATTGTAGGTTCCCTGAACCGCCGACCCAGTGTAGAACCCGCAGAGGACGTATCGTTGTCCGCTAATGTTCGGAGTGAGAATCACGTACGAATCGGGCTCGATGGTGGTGGGAGCAAAGAGGAACGTTCTGGTCGAGTCTTGATAGGTTATGACTCCGAACGACTGCCGGTTGCCAGCGTCTCCGACCGCTAACCCAAGGGTGGCGCCGGGTCCAAGGTCTGCACTCGACGTGATACTTCCGACAAGAAACAGGGTGACAGGTGTGTTGCCCGAAATCTCAAAGTTGGACGTGGACCAAAGCGCATTCGACCCCGTCGTGGTCACGACTCCATTGGAGTACGTGGGGGATGTATACCCGCCGCTTGGAACTGTAAGCGAGTATCCTCGCCCCGACTTATCCGCCCACGCCGTCACATTGCTCCCCGACAGTGTTAGGGTGTCCCGGTCTGTTGCATCCAACCACATCGACAGTCCATCAATGTCCAGCGGGGAGAAGGGACGCATGGGGATGATGGCTCCAGCATACGGTGTACTCGTTGTCGGGGCGGGGAGGGCCGTGCTGAGACCCCACTTGTTCGCGAGGTAGCCTTCCACTTGCTGGCGCTGGGTTGTGGTCAGCTTGGATGCGTAGTGGACAATCTCATGAATGTAGGCTAGTGCTGCTCCATTCCCATCTGGGCGACGACCCAAATACCATGGGGTCGTTGTTGTGGAGAGTGTCGCTGTGTTTCTTGACTGAAGCGCCAGTCCGTTGTAGGATCCAGACACGGTGTTCGAGGTTGCGTCATAGTCTGCATAGACTATCATCGTGTTGGTGTTCAGCAGCGTCATAACGTGGTTGTCCGACGAATAGGTGTACGGAAAAAACAGCTGCGAGGACGACGGATTCACATCTATCCCAAACGACGTTGGAGATCCGCCTACCGTGTGACTTCCATATCCAAGCTTAAGCTGAGAGCTATTCGACGGAGTGTGAACCACGCATATCAGAGTCCGAGCCCCATTTCCGAGCGGAGACGCATTGGACGTTGTCGTCAGCTGATCCGAGGTAGTTGCGAAATACACCCCCTGACGTCCATTGAGGGTCTGAAGGGTCGGAGTTCCAAGTGTCGTTGACGCAGTATTTCCATTGCCACTCTTATCCGCCCACGCCGTCACATTGCTTCCCGAGAGAGTCAATGTCGTCGTGTCCGCTGCATCCAACCACAACGTACATCCGGATATCTGAGTGGGAAGAATCCCCGAGCCTCCGATGCGGTATGGATGCCCAATCAGTTCGGAGAGTCCCCACTTGCGCGCAAGGTAGCCTTCGACCTGCTGGCGTTGGTCGGTGGAGAGGGCCGAATTATACACAATAACTTCCCCAACAAGACCTGTATATTTATTGAAAGCGTAGGACGAGGGATTGCGCCCAGCATAGGCTCCAATCCCATAGAGGGTGGTACCAAATGAACCCGAAAAAGAGTCCGATACTTGCCCTCCGCCATTCAAAAATACTTGCCTGCTTGACCCAGTATAGACAAGACTTGCCATAGTCAAAGCACCTGTGGTAAAGGTTGTTGTTGTAATCAACTGTGCACTATTACGCTGTGTATACACAGTCCTCCCCGCGTCTAACACAATAGCGCCCAACGACCCTATATTGTTAAAATCTAGAACATCCGGAGCAGTTGCAAACGAAACAACGCGAGTGTTATCATACGAGGATTGCTGTGGAACAAAAATACCAAAACATGTAATCGTTGTTCCTGAATTTATGTAACTTCCTTGGATTACAGAGTCGCCGTTAAACGAAATCATCTGTCTCGAATTAAACGTAGACAAACTAACCGTTCCAGTATTGGAACCAGTGTTCCCTTGTCCAGATTTGTCCCGCCACTGCGTGACGTTGCTTCCCGACAGGACGACGGTATTCGAGTCTGCAGCATCCAACCAGAGCACCAATCCGGGAAGGGTGTCGGGACTGAACCGCGGAGTCTGTGAGGATGTCCCGACGATTGACATCTTTGCTTACAGGAGCAGAATTGTATTGGACGTGTCGCGCGAGACCACGAGCGTCTGTGTGTTGCTACTGGGGATGATGAGCGGGCTCGTCAGGTTTAGCGTGTTCGTGAGTGTGATTGTCATCTGGGACGCAGTCGAATTGCGAATCGACCAGTAGTTGCCACCCTCAATCCTACCGGTTGTGCTGGGGAGCGAGAGCGCATTGAAGCCCGAGTTCGTCAGGTAGAACGAGCGATTGGTATTGCTCGACGCAAGCGTCAGGGAGGTTCCAGAGACTTCCGATACGAGGAGGGTGGTCGGCGGTGGCGGTGCGGCTTTCACTGGAGTTGCAAACCGAGTTGAGATCGCCGGTCCGAAGATGTTTCCAACGTTGGGGAAGGTCGCAGCGACCGTCCAGTTGGCCGCATCCCGCGACCGGACGACCGTCCAGTTGTTTCCAGATGCGTTGCATCCAAGGGCATACCAAAACGACCCCGACCACGCAACATCACCGCCGTTCCCGTTGTTGAAGATCGACGACGGGTAATTGTTCGCCCAGTTACTCCCATCAGGAGACGACCACAGACCGCCCTGCGTTGATGCAAGCCAGACGTCTCCGTTCCATTCCAGCCCCGTCACTCCAGCGGTGATAGACCCCACGTTGGACCACGTGAACCCATCAAACGACCGGGCAATGTTCGTAATCCCGGTCTGCGAGGTGGCCGCTCCAACAAGCCAATAGGCGCCATTCCAGCGGATGCGCGTCGGGCGAATGTACGACCCGCTGGCGGGCCAGATGAGTCCTCCAGGGTACCAGGTGATTCCATCAAAGGAATACGCATAGTGATAGGTACGACCTGCGCCACCAAGCCCTGCCATGAACTTGTCCTGCCCCCAGGTGATATCATCAACGTTTGGCGATCCTGCAAACACCGTTCCCGTGGACTGCGTCGTCCAATTGGACCCATCCGGGCTGGTTCGGAGGATGCCGCTGTAGTTGTTGTAGAACACAGCGAGCTTCCCGTTCCACGCAACGGAGGAGGCTCCATTGTCGTTGGCCCCGACACCACTCGTGCCTCGCCAATTGATTCCATCAGCCGAGCGCCGCATCGCCGAAACCCAGTTGCTTCCCGTCCACGTTGCCTTGTGGTTTCCACCAAACGTACTGGCCACCCAGTCCGTCCCGTTCAGGGTGTAATACGCCGCCCCGTTCGCAATCGCCGTCACGAGCACGTAGTCATCGGGAACGGCCGGAAGCTCAGGCTTATCCTGCGAGCCGATGTAGTTGCTTCCCGTCCAGCGAATCATGTAGGTCCCTCCCGGGTAGATGGTGATCGGGCTCGCGATGTCCGTGGTTCCCGCGAGGGTGATGGATTCATTGGCGGTTTGCGGATTGTAGAACTGCCAGAACGTTCCCGCATTGGACATCGCAAGGTTTGAGGGAAGCGTAATGGTCGACAGTGCCGGATTCACGAGACGATATAGGGTCCCGCTATCGTTGGACGTCACCGTCAGGTATTCCCCAACTTCTGTTGTCGCGATCTTGTACTTCAGGTCTCCCGTTCGAACTGAGTTGGACCCCGTCAGCTGAAGGTTGCCGTAGGCGTCCGTTGTCGTGGTTCCGAGAGACACTGGAACCGGTACACTCACGCCCGTCGGAGGAGCACTGAAGTAGGGGTGACTGGACGGGAGCGGAACCCCCCACTTCCACGCAAGGTACCCCTCCATCTTCCGGAAGTCGTTGGACGACAGCGCATTGCTATACATGATGACCTCGCCGATGGCCGCCCCACGCGCATCATTCCCGATTTTGTAGGAGTCTGAGGCCAAGATAAGTCCAGGCCCTCCAAATCCACCGGTCACGTTCGAGAAGGCGCCGTTGTAGGTGAGGAATCGATTGCCAGCGCTCATATCCATCATGTAGCCCATCACGATGTTGCTGTTGGTGGGACCAATGCGCGCAGGGGGGACATTCACGTAGCGCCCATACTCCCCGGACGTCGCGTTCATCTCCATGACAGGAATGATCTCGCCGCTCAGCACACCGAAGTTTGTCGCATACCCAGTCGTTCCACTTCCCGTCAGGATTTGCATGCCGTGATAGAAGCCAGGTGGGAACGACGTCTGTGCGTTCGAATACGTCGCCCAACGACCCGCCCAGAACACCGTGCGCTGATTGGACGACGATGTAAAGGTCGGCGTCACAAAGCGAGTGTTCGCAGCCGCAGCGGGTCCCGTAATCGGATACTGGACACCGAGACGGCCATTGATGGGGGTCGAATAGGTAAGGTTGCATGGACCGGTCAGAGACGCATCATATCCAAAGCCAGACTTGTCGCGCAGGCGAATGATGCTGGTGCCCGAGAGGTCAACCTTCGTCGAATCTGCAACGTCGAACCACAGCTGGCATCCGCAAATGTCGAGTGGCGTAAAGGAGGATCCAGCACGCACATAGGATTCCGTCGTGAGGCGCGTCAGGCCATTCGCAGACATATCGACCGTCTGAATCGCAGGCAAGGCAGCCCAGGTCGCAGGATTGGCGGGCGCATCCTTGTCCTGCGTCCCGATGTAGTTGGAGCCCGTCCAGCGAATCGTGTAGGTTGCATTGGGGTAGATGGTAACCGGGCTCGCAATGTTCGTCGTCCCCGTGAGCGTGATCGAGAGATTCGACGTCGCCGTATTCAGGAAGTCCCACGTGACACCAATGTTCGACGATGCAAGCGTCGGAACCGCGAGAGCCGTCAGGGCGGAAATGCGATAGAGGCTTCCGCTTGTAGCAGCCGTCACCGTCAGACTCGTTCCGCCAGACGCGTCCCGGTACCAAGACCGACCATCTGCTCCGTCCACCTGGCGGTAGTTCGACCCCGTCCACACAATGGAGGTGGAGTTGGACGAGGGAATCAGCATCGACGACGGGAGACCGACAACCGCACGTCCAGCGACAGACGACGGGTCCGTGTAGACAGGCGTCACGATCAGGTTGCTCAGCGTCGTATTCTGCAGCGTCCAAAAGGCACCGATGTCATTGGAGGTGAGCGTCGGGACACCGAGCGAGTTGAATCCCGTGTTCGACAGGAAGTAGGTGGTCGAGAAGGCCGTCCGCGCGAGCGCGAGGCTTGGTGCGCTCACATCCTGCGTAATCATGCGCCATTCCGTGGGGTTCATCAGCCGAATTTCATTGGAGAGACCCGGAAGGGAGAGGGTAAAATTGGAGTTCGCATCTGCAGTGGCCGTGGCCAACGTGGAAAACCCCGTCCCTGGAAGAATCGCATCCAGAATGATGAGGCCATCCGACCCATCGCGTGCTCCCGTCGCTCCATTGCCTGCGGACCCCCGCAGAGGATCCGACACGTTTCCGGGGGTCGAGCCAAACCCGTCCAGGAGAATTGTCTCCGTCAAGAGGGCCGAGAGACTTGACCCACCTCCGCCTCCGCCACCGTCTGGGAAGGCGGTCCCATCGGCACTGCCACCTCCAAACCCACCTCCACCTCCACCGGACGGGGCTCCCCCGTTCGCAATCCCCCCTGCAGGTCCGCCAACCCCCTCTGCCGATCCACCCCCCGCACCGTTGTTCATTCCGTTGCTTGTCGTTGACTTCGTTGCGTTGATTCCGCCCTGGTAGCCCGGCCCAAAGGCAGTTCCGGCACCCCCTGGCCTCACGTAGCCATAGAAGCCCCCTCCTCCCCCTCCGCCTGCCCCAACCATGACAAGGTACGCGGAGCCACGCTTGATTCCAGAATAGCCTCCTCCGCTCGATCCACCGAAGTTCCCCCCGATTCCCTGCGACCCATATCCTTCTGCCCGATAGGAACCGCTGTTCCCCGTGATTCCTCCCTTTCCAACGACGACCGACAACGTCTCTCCTGCGCTGACGCTGAGCTTCCCGAACACATACGCGCCTCCGCCTCCAAATGCCAACGCACCATCGCCCTTCCCGCCTCCTGCCCCCCAGGCTCGCACCTCGAGCTGCGTGCAGTTCGAGGGGACTGTATAGGAAATAAGGTTCCCTGTACTCGTCGCAAACGTCGTGCGCGAGGTTGTGATGGTCCCCTGTGTAAAGGCCGTCGTCGTGACGTTGCACAGACCATTCGCAGACATATCGACCGTCTGAATCGCCTTGAACGTCGACCAGGTGGCCCCGCCAATCGTGGCGATGGCTTGCCCGTTGAGACTTGTGAGTCCTCCGATACTCGTTCCGGAAATGTCAAGTCCAGAGGCGTCTCGGATGTAGGACCAGTTTGTGAGCGCTTGGCCGGACATGTCCACCGTGACCAGCGCGGGATTCAGCGACCACTGCGTCGGTGCACCCGGGGATCCAGTCGGTCCCGTTCCTCCCGTTGCGCCCGTGTTTGTCGCAAACCCGGGAATGCCCTGGAGACCCTGCGTTCCTTGAATGCCCTGCTGACCCTGAATCCCTGTCGGTCCTTGAATACCCTGGTTTCCGGGGACGCCCTGAATACCTTGAACGCCTTGAGGTCCTGTCGCCATTGTTAGGACGGCTGGAAATTCTATTGGTCTCGCTGCGCGGCGGAGGGAAATTCTACGGGCAAGAACTCAAATGAGTACCGCAATGGACGCTTCTGGGATGTGGATGATGGACTCCACGCCCGTTCCCGATATTCTCACGATGTCCGACATCCTTGGAGAGCACGCTGTCTTGGTCGCAAAAGAACAGGCCGACGGAGCGGCTCTTCGCTCGATTGGAACCGCCTCTGTCCTCGGTCTCAAGCCTGTCTTTGTCGAGTGGGCGTCCAAAGGATTCCCTGCGAACTATCCCCTTCTGACGGTGGAAGTGACTCCGCCGCCTCGGTGCAGTGATGGTGTCGTCCGGTCGCTCCCGGACTACATCGACTTCTGCGCAGGACAGTCTCTCTCCTCGCTGATTGGTCAGCTTCAGGCCAAACTGCCCGACATTCACGTCTCCTATGCGAACCTCGGGGGCTCGATTGCTGCGATTCTCTCTAGGGTCTCGCCTTCGTAAAGGGATGGCTTGACGGGAGACTCGCTTGGAGTCCCCACTTCCACGCGAGATAGCCTTCCACTTGCTGCCGTTGAGCTGCGGGAATCTCGGACGCAAAGATAACAATCTCACCAATCCCGCCATTCAAATATTCAACAGAACTTACCCTGCGACCAATAAAGTTTGGACCCGACGAACTACCTCTCGAGGCTCCGGGTGTATTTGTCGTCGCCGTCCCTCCGTTTACGATAGTCGTTCGTGTTGTTGAATAACTTAGGTTGAGGATAGCTGGAACCCCATTTGAAATCGAATTATCGACGCGATATTCGTTCCCCCACCAGGAATGCCAAATGGCGTTGGTAAAGTAAAAAATCACCCCTATCGCTTGATTTGTACTTTCCGTTCCTCCTGCAATAATCCACTGTGGATTTGCTGAATTGTTCGTATACGCAACAAAGAACATGCTGTAGGGAGTATTTCCTGTAGGCAATGTGTCATTGGGGAGTGTGAAGTACTGAGACGATCCATTGAACAGAATATACCTCGTCGTTCCATCATACGTGGGAGCAACGACACCTGTTGCATTCCTCCCATTCCCACTCTTATCCGCCCACGCGGTCACACTACTTCCAGACAGCGTGAGTGTCGACGTGTCCGCAGCATCCAGCCAGAGAGCAAGCCCTGGTACGGAGACCGGAGCAAACAGCGGCGTCGAGGGGAGAACATTCCGGTAGGGATGCGTTGTCGGCACGCGGTTAGGAAGGTTCCACTTTGCAGCGAGATAGCCTTCGATCCGTTGGCGTTCGGCTGTGGACAGAGCCCGATTGAAATAGAGAATCTCGTTCATCGTCCCGTTCCAGAACCCACCCGATACATTCCCGATCACGGAAATATTGTCGAGATTCAAGTTCACACCCGTTGTGGTGACGTTTGTTGTGGTCATGTCGGCTCCATTCAACCACCCTGCGCGAGACAGAGACCCCGGAGTTCCCGAATAGGTCACGACGTCTGTGATCATCATGCGCGTATTCGTCGTAATGGTGTTCTTCACCATGAGAGCCCCGCAGTAGAACGTGCAATGGATTTCGTTCGGTGTATACACGTACATTGCGTAGCCCGTTTGCCCACAGCTGACCTGCCCGTACCGAAAAATGCCTCGCTCTGCCGAACCGTCTGGAGTCGAGACAACGGCAAACGTGGTCATGGACGGCGTCGTTCCCGCCGAGAAGTTGATGGGGCTGGTGTTGACCAACGTTGCATCTCCTGGGAACACCAACGCTTGATTTGAATAGGTAATGGCTCCACCTGTCCCGTAGTGATTTCCTGTTCCTGATTTGTCCCTCCATTGCGTGACGTACTGCCCGTTGAAGGACAAGGTCGACGGATCCGCAGCATCCAACCAGACCGACGCTCCTGGCACGTCCGTCGGTTGAAACGAACGCATGATGGGAGGGATCGATTTGAACGGATGGGTTGCCGGAAGACTCGAGGAGAGTCCCCATTTCCGCGCGAGATAGCCTTCGATTTGCTGATACTCAGAGACCGACAGAGCACGCGAATACACGAAGAACTCCCGGAGGAAAAAGGTCGAGTAGAGATTCTGCGGGAGAAACCCGCCGATCGAATTGTTGAGACTCGACGAATTCCGGTTGGATGCGGCTTGTGACCCGATCACAACTCCGTTCGTCATCAGGTAGCGGAGGGATTGGGTATAGAAAAACCCAACCAACGTGCTCTGGTTTGTTATCGACTGCGAGTACGAGGCTCCAAAGTCGACACCGAACCAAGCATCAAAGAGTCCCGTCGGCAAGTTCCATCCTCCAAACAACGCCAGGTTCTGAGCTCCGTCTCCACTTCCGAACATATGATACCCACTCACAGGCGTGACGGCCGCTAGAATCGAATAGGCTCCATTTCCACTCGGGAATGTACCGTCTGGAAGATTCAAGAAACTAGAGGACGAACCGGTAAATGACACCGTCCCCTGGGACGCATTGTACGTCGGCCGATTTCCCGAGACAGTTTGCGTCGCATTCCGTCCGTTCCCACTCTTATCATTCCACGCCGTCACACTGCTCCCTGACAGCGTGAGTGTCGAGGAGTCGGCCGCGTCAAGCCAGAGGGCGCACCCTGGAATCGTTCGGGGGTCGAACCCGAAGTACTGTTGTGACCCGAAGTTCACACCCGACGCCATTGTTTACAGCACTAAAAATGTATTGCTCGCTGCGGGCGAGACAACGAGTGTGATTGCATTCGACGGTGGGATGATGACAGGACTCGCGATGGTCACGCTATTCGCCATCGTCACGCTGAGATACGAAGAGGTTGCGTTCTTGAACTGGAAGAAGGTTCCGCCTTGTGCGGTCGAGGTTGTGCTCGGGTTCGTGATCGTATTGAACCCCGAGTTCGTGATGTAGAAATAGGAATTCGCCAACGTCCCGTAATTCGCGGAGATGTCCACCGACGTTCCGGTCACAACTGTCACAGGAAGCCGTCCGTACACCGATCCCGAGACATCCAGTGCATTCGCCGACCCGAGGCCCCCGCGAGGCCCTGAGGTGAAGAGTCCAAGTCCGGTTGCGCCCAAGACGACGTTGGATTGCGCCACGATGACACTCGCCGAGGTTCCTGTGGACGTCAACAGATACCCTGGACCCGGAGTGGTGATGCTTGCTCCTCCGCCTCCCGAGGCGGGACCCGTTGGACCGATGCTTCCCGTCCAGCCCGTGGGTCCCGTCACTGTCGAGGCCGGACCTGCAGACCCCGTCCAGCCCGTCCAGCCGGTGGGTCCCGTGACCGTTGACGCAGGACCGGCTGCTCCCGTTGGACCCAGCAGCCCAGCAAACGGAAGACTCCCCCAGGCCGTCGTCCCGTTGCCAATCTTAAACTGACCGGTGTCCAGAACGAGACCAAGCTCTCCTTCCGAAAGAACAGGATTCGCACTGGTCCATTGCGATGCGAGTCCGCGGCGGAACTGCAGCCGAATCGGCATTTACCTTATACGCTACCGAAATCAATGACAGGGTCTGTCGCATAGCTGGAGTCAGGTGCCCCCCCATCAAAGACTCCCGACCCACTGGACGGACCCGTTGGACCTGTGACTCCCGTCCCCGCGACACCTTGCACGCCTTGGACTCCCTGCGGTCCCGTTGGCCCTCCTGTCCCTTGGATGCCCTGATTGCCCTGGAGGCCTTGGATACCCTGGGCTCCGGTCACGCCTTGGAGACCTTGAACGCCTTGGGGTCCTGTGGGTCCTGCCGTTCCTTGGAGACCCTGATTGCCCTGCGCGCCCTGAATGCCCTGGGGTCCTGTCCCGCCTTGAAACCCCTGCACACCTTGGGGTCCGGTGGGGCCCGCTGTTCCTTGGAGACCTAGGTTGCCCTGGGCTCCCTGGATACCCTGCGACCCTGTTACGCCTTGGAGACCTTGCGGACCCTGTGGTCCTGTCGACCCGGTCATACCCGTTGGTCCTGTCGACCCAGTCATGCCCGCAGTTCCGTCGCGCCCAACGTACCCTGTTGCACCCGTGTTGCCGGTGGGTCCCGTTAGACCCTGAATGCCCTGAACGCCCTGGATGCCCTGGGGTCCCGTCGGACCTGCCGTGCCTTGAAGGCCCTGATTTCCTTGCACACCCTCGTTTCCTTGCGGTCCCGTCATGCCTTGCAGACCTTGGATGCCCTGCGGGCCTGTGGAGCCCATCGTCCCCTGAACTCCCTGATTTCCTTGGAGCCCTTGCACACCCTGTGGTCCTGTCACGCCTTGCAGACCTTGCACACCCTGCGGACCTGTGGAGCCCATCGTCCCTTGAAGTCCCTGACTGCCCTGTGGACCTGGGATGCCCTGCGGTCCTGTCACACCCTGCTCTCCCTGCGGACCCTGGGGTCCCGTTCCCGAGCCTCCAGTTCCAGACCCCGCTGGTCCTGCAGGACCCGTTGGTCCCATTGCGCCTGTCGGACCGGTTCCCGCGCTTCCAGTTCCAGAGCCCGGTGGGCCTGCGGGACCGGTTGGTCCAATTGCACCCACGCCCGTTGGTCCAGTGACTCCAGTTCCATCACGACCCGCGGCTCCCGTGCTACCTGTCGGTCCCGTGGCTCCGGTTGACCCTACCGCTCCGGTTGACCCTACCGCACCTGTGGCACCAACGGCTCCTGTGGCACCAAGAGCACCGGTTGACCCCACAGCTCCTGTGGCACCAATAGAACCGGTGGCTCCAACTGCACCTGTGGCTCCTACCGCTCCGGTTGACCCGACTGCACCTGTGGATCCGACTGCACCTGTGGCACCAATAGATCCGGTGGCACCAATAGATCCGGTGGCACCAACTGCACCTGTTGACCCGACCGCGCCAGTTGCTCCGACTGCACCTGTGGATCCGACAGCACCAGTTGCTCCGACAGCTCCTGTGGCTCCGACAGCGCCAGTTGACCCTACCGCTCCTGTGGCTCCTACCGCTCCTGTGGCTCCTACCGCACCTGTGCTACCTGTCGATCCCGTGGCTCCGACTGCTCCTGTGGCACCAACAGCACCTGTAGCACCAACAGCACCGGTTGACCCGACTGCACCTGTTGCTCCGACTGCACCGGTTGACCCTACCGCTCCGGTGGCACCAACGGCGCCAGTTGACCCGACGGCTCCTGTTGCACCAACGGCTCCTGTGGCTCCGACTGCGCCGGTTGACCCTACCGCTCCCGTGTCACCAATAGATCCGGCGGCACCAACGGCACCTGTCGGTCCGGTTGACCCAGTAGCTCCTACAGCTCCTGTGGCACCAACTGCGCCTGTCGGTCCGGTTGACCCAGTGGCTCCCGCAGTTCCGTCACGACCAACATAGCCTGTGGCTCCAGTCTGGCCTGTGGGTCCCGTCTGACCCGTCGGTCCGGTTGTCGTGCTCGCGGCTCCTGTGGCTCCTGTGGCTCCGGTGGCTCCGGTTGACCCGGTGGGCCCGGTTGACCCGGTGGCTCCGGTCTCTCCGGTGGGTCCAGTCTGCCCTACGGCTCCCGTCTGGCCTGTGGGTCCGGTTGTTGTACTCGCGGCTCCTGTGGCTCCTGTGGCTCCTGTGGCTCCTACGTCTCCGGTCTGACCTGTGGGACCGGTCACGGTTGATTGAGGCCCAGTCGCTCCGGTGTTTCCAGCAGGACCGGGACTTCCGCCTGGACCTTGGGCACCGGTCGGACCTTGTGACCCGGTCGACCCTCCGAACCCTTGAGACCCCGGAACACCCTGGATGCCTTGGAGACCCTGCGGACCACCGGGACCTGTAGGACCTGCGATACCCTGGAGTCCCTGCGGACCAGCAGGACCCACTGCACCTTGGATTCCCTGCGGACCCGTTCTCCCGATACTTCCTTGGGGGCCCGGCGTACCTTGTAGACCTTGAATACCCTGTGGCCCTGTTGCCATCGTCTCCTTACTTCTTCTTCAGCGAGATTGCTTATCCGTAACTTGCGAAACTCGCAAGGGCTGTCCACGCGCTCGTATAGAGAAGGGTGAAGGTCACACTCTCCGTCCGATTTGCGGTTCCGGTCGGTGGGCTCGCATTTCCCCATTTGATCGTCGTTGCACTTCCCGCAATCTGAAGGCCGTTCAGGATGTAGGGTGTCGACCCTTGGACGAGAATGAACGTAACGCTATACGACCGATTTGCGGTCGTTGGAAGGTTCGTAAGATTCGGCGTCCAGTTCGTCGTCATCCCCGTCACATACACAACCGACCCTGACGCCCAGTTAATCGTTTGCGTGGACGTGGGTGCAGACACCGTGGCAAGAACCTCCTCTCCCGCGTTGGTTGCAGACCCTGGACTCCCCGTCGGACCTGTGAACCCAATCCCGGACGCCAACAGATGCGCGCTGAACCACGTGCCTTGTCCAGAGGACCCTCCGCCATACTGAACGACCTGATTGGTTGTGTTCGAGGTATAGACCGAGACATCCACGTAGTCCGTTGACCCATTGAGATAGACGAGCTTGCTGCCTCCCATCGACAACCCGGCGTTCGTGGCCGTGGGAATGGGGTTCTGGAGAATGGCGTAGGTGTTGGTCCCGTTCTTGCGCATCTGGATATTCGTCTGCTCGTTGTTGAGGACACCCTTCGCCCACCAGACTCCCACAGACGTACTGTAGTAGCCCGCAATGGTCGGCTGAAAGCGTGCTGTATTCGTGCCGGTGTTCTTCAGCCAACTCTGCGGGTCAAAATCTGAAACCCACGGAAGCACAGTATCGGTCGCATTGAGAATCGTCTGATCTGCAGAGAGCTTCGCCGTCATGACGTAATTCCCTGCGGCAAGTCCTCCCGTCGGTCCCTGGGCACTCGCAAGCTCAACTGCAGAGATAGTTGGACCCTGGGACTCTCCGAAGTCGAACGTTCCGCTCCCCGACCGATTGTACGACACCAGCGTATACGTGTGCGTTCCCGAGTCCACCGTCGTATCCAGCACCGCCAAGCAATAGGCCTGATTCTCGTTGCTCCCAGACGACTCGTAGAAGACAAGGTTCCCCAATTGCGTTCCCGCGGTATAGGTTGACCCCGCTGTCGTTCCACTTCCATCGCGATAGATAGCGAGTTGTCCGTTGAACGCCCCACTTGCATTGTTCACGTCGCCGTACGTTGTGATTTGAACCGGTTTGCCCGTCGTCGTAATCGTCAGGGTGACAACCGAATACAGCGTGGTATTGTTCGGGAGACCTGTCACGCGAGTTCCGATGGTCTGCGCATAGTTCATCGTCGCCACTGTCGCTGCAGGTCCCGTCCATCCCGTCGGTCCCGCGGTTCCCTGAATGCCCTGAATGCCTTGAACTCCTTGGGGGCCTGTATACCCCGCAGTTCCCTCTGGACCTTCGACACCTTGCAGACCTTGGAGGCCCTGTGGACCAGTGCTCCCCGTCGGACCGGCTGTGCCCTGAATGCCCTGAATGCCTTGCGGACCTGTATCTCCTTGAATGCCTTGGGGTCCAGTGTGACCCATCGTCCCCTGAATGCCCTGATTGCCTTGCGGTCCCGCGGGACCCTGAACGCCGGTGGGTCCGGTGGGTCCAGCTGTCCCCTGAATCCCCTGGACACCCTGAACGCCCTGGGATCCTTGGGGGCCTACCGCACCTGTTGGACCGACCTCTCCGGTTGCCCCCGTGTTGGAGGCAGTCCCCGCAGGACCCGCCACACCAGTCGGTCCCGCAGTTCCATCACGCCCAATGGCACCGGTCGGTCCTGCGAGTCCAGTTGGTCCTGTCGCACCGACAGCTCCTGTTGGTCCTGCAGTTCCATCACGCCCAATGAACCCAGCGGCACCCGTCGGTCCCACACTTCCGGTCGGACCCGTGTCTCCCGCTCCTGTCGGCCCTGCAGTCCCGTCGCGTCCAATGGACCCCGTCGGTCCTGTATCCCCCGCCGGACCTTGTGGACCCCCCAGGAAATAGGGGAGCGCATTCCATCGAGTCATCCCATTTCCAATCTTTATCTGCGTCGTGTCAGTTTCCACCGCGAACTCACCCGTGAGCAAAATCGGGTTTGCAGCGGTCCAGTTCGCCGCTCTGTCGTGGCGCAACTGAACCCTCTTCGGCACCGTGGGACACGAAGACATTGTCTTATACATCGCAATCATTTACGCCAGCCCCGCCGAAATCGACGACCTCATACCCATCGAACGCGCCACCCGCATCCACTCCATCACAGATGACATCATCCGCATCTCCATCAGACCAGACCACGTTCGGGCTAATCGGACAGACCTTGGTTCTCGGAGGGCAAACGCAGATTCCCGTGAGGAAGTTCCACTCAAGCGAGCCGTTGGTTGACCCCTTGTACCCGACGACCAGGTCGGGGTTCCCGATGATGGCCTTGCGACGAACTCCTTCGGTAAAAAGACCTGCATCTCGCGTCTGCGAATGAAACGAGCGAGACTTCCCGACCTGAACCGGAGCTGGGAGGGGACTTGGCGGTGGACCGGGTTGACCAAAAAAGACAGTTGATGCATGATACAGAACCACGAGGGCCAAGAGCCCAAGTGCGATGGCGTTAAGCCCCATTACTCACTTCGCTAGATATCCTCTACGTCGACCTCATCGTCGCTCGC